CCGGTATTTATGCCAGTGTTAACCTTGATGGCGACTTTGCTGAATGTTGTTTCTGTTTTCATCTTGTTGTGGATTTCCAGAGCATCATAAAAATTGTTGATTTCTTTTCGTGTTTTCATTGTTCTGTTTTGTTCTGTTAGTGGTGATTATTTGTCTTCTGTATCAATCAAGTAAACTTCCCCGCCATTGTAACTTGTCGCTTCCATGCTCCAAAGGTTGTCACTTCCGGCGATCCTTGTGAGTGTTAGCTCATATCCGGCCGACTCAATCTCCGGCTGGGTAACTGTGAAGGAAATAACTTTTCCGCATCGATCTTCTTTAATGGCGATTTGCTGATCTTTAGCGTTTCCCCAGCCATAAATCTTGTTTACTGCGGGAAGGACTTGTATTGCTTGGTTTGCTGTCATGAGTGAACACTAACGAAAAACATGAGGTTGGCGATATGTTTTTGCATGAGATGTATGACAGGTAGGCTTAAAGTGTTGGCTTTAAGTGTGTTATCGTTGGAAGAAAAGTGCAAAAGGGGTGACACGACAAAAACAAGCGGAAATGAAAACCAGGAGGGAGATTCAACAATTTCGATTGTGGGTTCCCCTTGGTAAATAACACTACCCTCACGGCATTTAATTGATGAAAGAACATTCATAGTGTCTCTACAAAATCAAAGCGTTCAAAGTGTTACATTTACTCAGCCTAGAAAACACCCCTCCCCCTCTCTAATTTAGATGAATTCTGTATCTACTGAGTGAATACCGATGCCCCAAGGGGGAGCTGTCGCGCTGCCGCCTTACATATACCCCTTCAGATTTTTGTAACAAAACTATTCCGGCTCCTCATCACCGAGGTCTTCTTCATCAAATAACAATCCATAATCACCTCCCTCTTCACGCATGCTCTGAGCCAACTCGTTGCGTCCTACAGACTCCCTTAGCTTCCCTTGGACAGTCGGAAGCATCCCGAGGGCGGCATAAGGCGTTGGGGACTCCACATGGATGTTACTAGTCTCCCTGTGATTCACAGCCACCAGGACATCATCGAAGTGTTCGGTAAGGATACTTAAGGCTAGCTTAAGGCGGTCTTGGGCTGACTCTGGGATGTTGGAGTTACGTTGCATTGAACACTACAAAGGTGTCTCTCTCTTTCTCCTCCTTCTTTAAGATCTCTTAGAGACATCTCTAAGATTGGATAATAATAAGGATAAAAAATAATAAATAAATCTCAGAGCTATCTTTAAGAGAGGATTGTTATTTTTATCCCCTTCTCCTCCTATCTCAGAGAAATCTTAAAGAGAGGCTTTCTTTCCTCCCTATTATGGGTGTTATTTATTAGGCGTTGAGTAAGAGAGTGTTATAGAGATTCCCCGTGCTAAGGTTTTTGCAAGGGCGTTGAAGGTGTATTCGGTCTCCCCAAAAGCCTCCCATTCATCGGGGTTTGACCCAAAGAACGGCTCAATGATCACGCAGGGAGCTTTGGGGCCATGCAGGAAGCCAGCACCGCGTTCACCGTGTGTTACTTTTTTGACTCCTCGGTCGGTGTTCCCTGGAAAGTCCTCGTTCATGGCATCGTTGATATAGGATGCGGCATTGCGTCCCTTCGATGAGGAGTTCCAGTGAAGCATCTCGTGTCCTTTCACGTTGGGGTTGCTGAAGCTATTGAAGTGGAGTTCACACACTAGGTCAGCATTGAGAGGGTCAACGGTTCTTTTAAGCCATCGCATTGACTCGGTGTAGGAATCCCCTTCGTAGTGGTTGATGATGGTTGTATTGATGTGGCTTGGAAGGTATTCCTTGATCTTGTGGGCGAGCGTTGTGTTGTAGTGCCACTCGTAGGTTTCTCCGTCATAAGCCACTGCACCCGCATCAAGCTCCCTAGAGTGCCCCACTGCAAGCACGAGGATGCGCTCCTGTGCGTTTTTAGAGATTTCTCTAGTGTGACCTCCAGAATTATCCCCAAGGCTCTCAGAATCGATCCTAGAGCGTAATCCTTCAAGAATCCTGATTGCCTCATTGAGTTCGTCTTTTATATCCATGTGGTTGAGGGGGCTTTGCTAGCATTGATCTTGTAGTAGGAATCCGTGAACTTCTGAAGCTGTCTTTGGATGTCCTCCTCTTTTCGTTCGGAGATCTTAATGTCGGCATCCTGTGCCATCTGCTCTACCCAGTATGCCACTCCCATTGATAGTGCGTCAAGCCTGTCATCATGTGTTAAGGCTCCCTTTTCGCGTGTCAGGCGAGACATCTGGAACATCAACTGGTATCTTAGTTGGGACTCGATGGGATACTTCTGGGCGGTATCGTAGTCGTTCCTAATGACCTTGGGGTCGATGACCAGCTTGTGTTGGTTCATCACGGGTTCCAGGGTGTCCACGATGCGCTTCTCCTTCTGGATGTTATGACGAACCTCTTCTACGGTTACCGGATAAATCTTTGATAGATAGGGCTTTAGGATCTCTACGAACATGCCGTCACCGAAGTTGCTTTCGACAACAATAACATTCACGTTGTTCATCTTGGCCTTCATCGTGAGAACCTTTAAGACGGTATCATCGTATCCCCCTTGCATACCGCCGGCATCCGTCACATAGAGATACCCGTTGAGCATCTTTACGACAGCCCACGAGGTTTCGTCCTTGCCTCGTCCCGATGGGTCAATGGCTAACACACTACCAGTGAATGGGATGTTATCACCGATGACCTTCATGGGGCGAAAGAAGCGGTCCCCTGTGAACCCTACGTTCGGCACTGTGGCATCCCAAGCGTTCTCAGGGGATTGTGCCCAGACCAGCTTCTCGGGAGCCGTAGTGTCATCAATGTCCATGACGATTAAGTCATTGATCTTCAAGGGATAACGATCCAAGTCGGACAGCTTGGGGTCCAGCATGAACTGCATGGCGAACCCTGACTTACCGTAGGATGCTTCACGCTCTGCTAGGTCGATCTCGGAGAATCGTGTGGGTTCTGTAGGGCTTCCGATGAAGTCATCATCGATGCACGAGGCGGCAATGTTACCTTGGTAGATCTTCTCGGACTTCTCCACACCGATCTTCTTCGCCGGCCAAATGCGAGTCTCGTAGTCCCTTTCGAGCATTTTGTTGTAGATGCTGTCCTCGCACTGTGGAGTCCCAAGGAACAGAATGCGACTGCCATCGTTGGGCTTAAGGATAGCTTCAAACTCCTTGACCTGTTCCGAGAGCTTGTCCCGCATGGATTGGGTTGCGGAGTTGTTGGGAACCTCTACGTCATCAGCCACAATGATGTCCGCACGGCTACCGGTAAGCTGGGATGTTATACCGAGGGACTTGACGCTGGGTGCGTGTGAGGCTTGAGCAGGGCCAACGTCAAAGGAGATCTTGGAGAAGCGTTGCTTGTCGGTGGGCTTTAGGTGTCCAAGGATCTCCATCTCGTGAATGATACGGAGGGTGAACGTCGAGAAGTCATCGGCGCGGTTCTTGGATGCGGAGACCACCAGGATGTTCTTCTGTGGATCAAGGAGTAGTTGGTGAACGACGAAGGCTGAACAAATCCATGACTTACCTACGCCTCGGAACCCTTGGATAACACCTCGGCGTGGTCCGTGTTGCATCCACTCGGCTATCTCGTATTGGATAGGAGTGGGAGCCGGAAGTGACAAGTGGTTCCACGTCATCCAAAGGAAGTTGCGGAAGTCTTGGAGTTGTTTAGGAAGGTCGCTCATTCGTTGACTACTTGATCAGTCGGATCATCAAAGGGAAGGATGTTCACTAGGCTATCCAAGGGTGATCCTTTGGTGACTGCTGCACTGATGTTATTGTCCTTAAGTAGCTGTCGGGCAGCGTTTAAGAGAGCAGGGGTGTCATCTCCACTTTGGATACGATCAATGAAGGTGTCAATCAAGAGATCCTGGAGACCCTCCATTTTAATGCTACGGGATTCGTCTTTCATCGTTTGGTTAGGGCGTGGTAGATCTTAATGACCATGTATGTTAAGGTTGTTAATCCTACGGCTATAGCGACTGATGTGTTCACTTGTTCAAGGGTTATGTTAGCAATCAATCCGGTGATCCCGATCATAGGTGTGTTAAGATTTGGGTTCATTGGTTATTAAGGATTCGGGTAGGTGCTTCCGAAGACCACGAAGTTAATCTTACGGTTTGCTGCGTGAGCCACATCGTCGGACTCGACTACAAAATATCCGACATTCTTTTCTTTAATGAAGTTACGTCCGTCCATCCCGCTGGCTCCTTGCATTGTCGTTACAACTGTGTAGTTAGTATTTGCTAGGTCTGTATCAAAATAAATCTTTCGAGTTCTAGTTGCGTTGGACTCCGCTTCGGTTGCGGTAACGTCTACATTATATGATCCAGCCTCCAAGCTATCCGCTCCTGTTGCGTCATACTGAATAACACCATAAGCTCTTGGAGAGAACGGGCTATTCTTAAGCACATCAGGAGTCACCACGCCGGCGGCACTTTGTCCTTCCATTTCGGCTTTACTCGCTGGAGCGACTTTAGCGTATGTTACCGCATCATCCACTATCTTCACGGTAGTGACTGCATCGTTTTCAAGCTTGTTCGTGGTAACCGCCTCTGTCTCAATCTTTTCCTCGGTGACCGCTTCTGCTGCGAGTTTTGCTGTAGTAACGGCTCCGCTCGCGATCTTTGCTGCGATAACAGCGTCAGTGGCAATCTTGTCAGAAGTCACAGCATTGTTTTGAATCTTTGCTGTGGCTACTGAGGAATCCGCTAATGCTGTCTCACTGACACTCTGGATTCCACCTCTAGTATGCCCAGCATCTTCATTCATCTCTTGTGTTGCGAACAAGTTTTGCTTGTAGGCAAGATTAAGATCGTCTGCGCTCAACACTGCACCATTGGTGAAATCAACGAGTTCGGTTGTTGAGGTCGCACGGAAGACTCGGATCTGGTTCGCTGAGTGGTTGTTGATTTTGCTGAGATCACTCCAGTTTGTTGAAGTGCATGTGACAGTCTTATTAGCAAAGTTCAGTGTGTAGTCCGTGTCTTTGATAAGTGTCAGCTTTTGAAATCCTTCAGCCGCTGATGAGTTAATAACACACACTTCCACATCGTCAGCACTTAAGGCTTCAAGGGAGAAGTTAATAGGGTTAGTCCACTCGGTGCGGTTTGCGCTTTCTAGCTGATAAAAGGACAGTGCTGTTTTTGTTGTTAAAGCCATGATGTTTTAAAGGGATGGGATTGGGTTGTTAAATGCGTCTACTGCTTGTTGGTTAAGTTGGTTCTGTTGCTTCTTCACGTTGTTCAAGGTGTCCAGAAGATCAGGAAACTCACGGATAACTAGATTCTTGGCTTTTAGACGGTATTTACTAATGACTTGTCCCATCAACTTGATGCGCGGGTCTTTAGACATAAGTTCGCTTTCTCCTCCTGTTTCCTGGACTGCCTTGCTGTAAGCCTTGAACTGTCGTGAGTTTACGAGACCTTTTAAAGATTCTCTTAAAGTCTTACCACCAATCGTTGTTTCAGCACTTAACTCAAGTAAACGGTCGTATGCTTGTCTTCCTTCTTCGTTGTAGAAGTTACGCATGTCCGTGTCCTTGTGATTGAAGTAGTAAGTCGATGGCATACCAAACCCGTGGACTAGCTCTAGGACTGCTTTGTCCACGCTGTCGTTCTTCTTGCTGGAAACATAAATAGGATTGAAGATTCCAAGAACACCAAGTGGGTTCTGCTTGTAGACAGGTTCACCAAGGAATGTTCTCTTAGGTGGGATGTTTTCTTGAGCAATAGGAACCTTACGAAGAACTGCGTCAACGACTGTTCGGGATTCGCGGATCAATGAATTCGTTTCTCCAAAGTCTTTGAATTGTGCTAGAGACTGCGGGACAGTTAAACCACTGACTACATCGCGCACTCCTTTTCCAAAGTAAACCTCCGGTTGTTGAACCATGTTGATCGTGTTGTTAAGACCTCTCAGGAAAGACTTATCGGTGATTCCTTCGGAGATAGAAAACAATAACGCCCCTGCTGCTTCCATTGATCCACCTTCAAGGTCAGGGTTCATTGAGCTAAACGTTGCTACATCAGCCGCAATACCAATCATTGTTGCCCAAGGGTCAAGACGCTGGTAGCTGACGTAAGTAGGATTATCGAGAGTTCCAAGGTTGAACGAGTAAGGCTTCCAACCTGTTGATTCCAATGCTCTACGTTCTTCGGCATTCCTTGGACCGCTTCCAGTGATCTTTTCTTTATTAAGATACGCAAAGTAAAGCAATGCGGTTCCCCCTGCTGCGGATGTCGCCATGCGTCCTGTAAACTCGGCGCGTTGTATCGGACTCATCTGAGCTACTGCTGCGCGTCTTTCTGCTGCGCGCCCAGCTAAACGTGGGACTAACTCAGCCATCGCACCAAACGGTGTCCGTTGGAGACCAAACTTCAAGATGTTTGTAGGTGTGTTAACAAACGGAAGCAACAAGGTGAGGGGTGGGTAGTCTGCTCTCTTTTTGTTAATCATCTGAATAACATCACTCTTAATGGGATTGGTGGCGGTTACCACTTGAGCGTATTCCTTGGTTCGTCCAATCATATCCAAGACGTTTTGATCTTGAATGAATTTGCCCTTAGACTCACCAATAAGACGCTCATACTCTTGATCAACCGCCGCTGGGTTCATCCGCATGTCTGTGACGTTTTCTCGGGCGTTCTTTGCTAGTTGAGTGTAGATGCGACTTTCACTATACAAGGCTCCGTCTTTGTCGATGGCTTTTTGCAGCATCTCTTCCTTCCACAGTTTTTGCGCTTCGGGAGATTGATTAGCCCATTCCTTACTGTTTCTGACATGAACATCCAATTCATTACGCATTCGTGCCGTGGCTGAAAGAGATTTATTAAACCCGTCACCTCCAGCGTTTGCAGCGAAAGGCCAATTAAAGTAAGTGTCGATCCATTTGTATACCTTTCCTCCAGAAGTATTTTCATCAATACCCCAGATTCGTGGATCAGTTGCATTCAACGGCGCACCTGCCATGTTTTCTCCGTAAGCGACCTCCCCTCCTGTAACAACATCGGATCTGGTTCGGGCTGATTTCACTCCCGCTTTGAATCCTAAAGCCACATCTTCCAACTTAGAGTGCGGAATTAAACTAGAAGAAAGAACTGCTTTAGCCTCCTTGTCACCCATTGCTGTCCTGATACCTGCTCCTATGGTCTGCTCAAAGCGTTGCAAAGCTCGCATTGTTTGAGGTATTCCTACGTTTATTGTTAACGTGGATGCACCAGAAATAAGGTTACGTTGGAACCACCGTGAACCGAGGTTAGCAAACTTTCTTAACTTACTCATTTTAGCGAGCTTATCGACATTCTGGAAAGCGGCTAGCGGAGTCTCTTGGTCAGCAGCGAAAAGAAGACGATCAACGTAGTCCTTCATACCTTTTTGAATATCTCCAGGTCTTGATTCCCTCCAAGATGCATAAGCCTTTTTCGATCTAAGCGACTTACCGGATTCCTCAATGGAAGCGGAACGAGCTTTCGTGTATCGGGATTTTAGTTCTTGGAGCTTCTTCAATGCGCTTTGGTCGCCTTTACCTTTCCTTGTGATGTTAGCTTTGTTGATGATTTGTGTTACTTCAAACTCAGCGTCGGACATCCTACCAAGAGCTTTAAGTTCCTCCAACACTTTAGGAATGGATCTTTCTTCTTTAAGCATCCGTTGGGCTGACTGGATCTTTTCATAGATCTCTTTCAGTTCGGGGTCTTGTTTAATCTTTTGTGGTGTTAACTTACCTTTAGGGCCGAGATCACCTTCAAGTAAAGACTGTCGTAGAGCGCCCAACTTGTTACGGAGTTCCTTAAGTTTCTTAGAGGCAGCAGCACGGTTGAGTTTCTTTGTTCCTTTCTGCTTAATAAGATCTTGCAACTGCTTGACAGTTGAGTTTGCTTTACCAGGGTCTAGCTCCTCTTTAATCTTTTTAAGTTTCGCAGCGGATGCTTTTCTCTGGGCAACACGTTCAGCGTAAGCTGTGTCACTCAGCGTGTCGATATAGTGTTCCTCTTCGCGTAGTTTAATGATTGCTCGCTCCTCTTTAAATACTTTGTTGTGGTGTTGGATTTGCTCCTTAACCACTCGGATGTCGTTGTTAATTTTCTCAACAACCGCTGACTCCTTTTTAGGCGCACCAGGGTCTTCCGGTGTCCCTTTGATTTCCTCTGGGTCAGTATCGGATAACTTCTCTGAGCGTCTTCTTTTGCTCTCTAGTTGTTTCTCCAGACGCGCCAGTTCGTTTTGCCTTTGTTTTAGACTGTCTCCGCTTAAACTAGCTTCCGGTGTTTCATCAATTCTTCTAGTCCTAACCTCATTCAAGGCATCAAGACCTGTGTCTTCAACGTCTGCAAGATAAGCGGCGTTTACTTCGCCATGCATCTCTTCGGCTCGTCTTTCGAGGCGTTGTTTACCTACGATGTCTTGGATGTCTCCTACGTTCCTTGCTTGTCTTGCTCTGAAGATGTCGGACACTCCTGTTCCGATGGTTGCTTGTTTCAACGTGAAGAATGCAAACCGCTTCTGTTCGGCTTCCAACAACAATGCTAGCTCGTCAAGTTGCGCTCCTGTGGCTTCGTCGCTTGAACGTGCCGCTTGTGCTGTGACTTCTTCAATCTGCTTGGCCAATGCGATCTGACGGTCAAACGATAGTCTGGAACCGGAGAAGGCGACTTGCTGGCGTAACGCTAGCTCGGTGATAAGTTCAACATCTTTGTCTGTTTGGAGCGCACCTTTACGCACAGCAGCAGCAATAGATGAAGAATCAAAACCCCTAAGCTCATCTAGTTGGATCATCTGCGCTGCCATCTCTTGGACTGTTCTTTTCTCCGTTGCCATGAGACTAGGAATAAGCTCATCCATAACATCCTCTAGCTCATCCAAGGAGTCTACCTCACTGAGACGGTTAACAATATTTTTGTTCTGGTAGATTGATTGTGGACCGCTGATAGGTGCTTGAAGTTTTGATACGTCAGGTTTCCCTTTCCCTTTAGGGGCTTTCGGGGCGACATCTGGAGCAGCGCTTGGTTTTGGTATAGAGGTGTCAACTAAATCTTCTGGGTCTTGTCCTTCGACTAGCTTTGTGATTTGATTTTCGTCCTTAAGTCCTGCTTCGGTTGCGTTGCCATCTTTAATGTGCGCTAGGTCTAATTCTTTTTTAGTTTGGGCAACTTTAACTACGTCCCCTTTACTAAGTGCCCTAAGGTGTTTAATACTGGCGATAACACTGACGATAGCGCCCCCTACTACAGCACCTTCAATAGCGTTCTTCATGCGTCCTTCTAACTCGCTATCGTCTTCGTCAGATTTAAGATATTCAGTCACCACGTTGGAAATACCTGCATCATCAGCAAGGATGTTACTGAGACGAATCACATGTCCATCAAAAGCTGCGAAATCAGCAACCGCCCCAGCCGTGAAACCTTTGGCGAGCTTTGCAGTCTTTTCACTTGCTCCAAAAATCTTTGCGGCTTTAGTGGCTTTACCGAGAATACTGGCAACACCAAGCCCTGGAAAAAAACCAGTTGCGAACTGGGTTAGACCAGACGCGATGTGACCACCGGTTCCTTGTGGTTTAAGGTCTTCAAGGTAAGGGTCATCGTGCCAGTCATCAGGTATAAGATCAAAAGTGATAATGTCAAACAAACCCATCATTGATCGCGCTCCTTCCAAAGCACCATACGCTATCCCTTTACCAATGTCAGTAACGGTGTCTACAAAGCCGGAGTCATCCTCTTGTTCATCCTCGTCGAATCCAAGGTGATCGTAGTCGGAATCCGTGGATTCTCTTCTGCCAAATACATCAGGTTCGTTTGCAGCGAAGGGACTAGATGAACCTCCAAATACGCTTGAGGAGGTAAGTGGGTTACCATTGAGTATGCTAGGTCGAAAAAGACTCATGTTATTTTATTTTGAAGGGTTAAATTTAAGTTGTTTTCCAAGTGCCTCTTGGTCAGCAAAGAAGGTCTTTTTTGGATAGCTCTCTTCTTTTCCTTTGAAGTGGATGTTATAAAGTTCAGTCAGCAAACCGTAGTTGCCGTCTCTAGTGTCCCTGATTGCTTGATAGTTGTAAACGTGTGTTTTAGCAGTCTTAGGGTTGGAGTAGATGTCATTTACATTTATGTCTAATTGAACTCTCGGGATATTTCTCCCAAACACACGGCCAGTCGCTGATACCTTTGCTTTCTTTCCTTTAGATTCAATTAACATTCCGTCTTTATGTTTTTCCATAGGTATTCCTGTGTATTTAAGTTGGTTTAGCAGACGCGCTCGGAGGTTTTTCTTCGTGGTAGGTTTATATGCTTTGGCTATTCTTTCCGCTGACTCAAGTAAATAAGACGAGTCAACAGTTCCAGCCACATACGAAAAGGAAGAATCTAACTTTTGTCTTTTAGTTTGGGCCTCCATCAATGCTAAAGATTCTGGATCAATAGCGGTTTTCACAAACCTATCAAGATAAGCCGCTTTGTCTTCATCGGCAAAAATCCCTCCCCGTGTTCTTCTGGTGGGTTCTCCTTTGCTGTCCAAGAAATCATCTCTTCCTTCCTCCGATTGCTGAAGTTCTAGCGCAGCAGCTTGACGGTCTAAGGGGTCTTCAGCAGCGGTGACTTTTGGTCCTTTAATGCGCCTCGCGTCATCAATCGCCTTCTTAAGGTTCGTTGTGTTTAGGACTTCTCTTGTCAGAGCAGCGGTCATGTGCTTACGCAACAGTTTCCTGTATAACTCATTAGCTCTGATCATCTTCGGATTACCTTCTTCATCTTCGATTGGGTTCCCGTCCTCATCTTGATCAGGGACTAACGGGTTTGCGTTTACGTCCCTTTCCCCTTCACCTTCCCCTGCTTCTTGAAATAACTTTGCCATCTCTCGACTGGCCTCATTGACAGCAGAGGTTGCAGCGGTTCCGGTCATCATGTTTGTAAGGTTGCTCCACTGTGTTCGTTTAGTCGGGCTGAGTGCTGCAAGATCATCGTCTTCTTTTAGAGGACTTAAGTCTAAATCCGTGTTTACTTCTGCCACACGCAGTAACTCTTCCGCTCCGCTGAGTCCTGCTATGATTTTGTCACCTGGGTCTAGTTGTTTGTCAAGGTCATCAATAAACGCTTGTGACATATATACGCCATTCCAATTTTTACCTGCTCCGATCAAGGGGAGCATTGATTGAAAGTTTCCTACATCTGTTCTGAAGTCATCAAGAACATCTTGACTGTATCCTTTATCAATTACTTCTTTTTGAAACTTCAACACAAGTTGTTCTCTTTTCTCATTGGTTTCCTCTAGGGAGACATCAGGAGAATCCTTGGCGATCTTGTTCAAAGCAATGCGAACGTTCTTCAACGCTGCTTTCTCCTTTGCGGTTCGCTTTGGACCCTCTCTGTTAAGTTTGTCCTCTTGTGCTTCAATAGCTCTACTCAAGGTAGTTAACATACGCGGAGAGACCGGTTCCCCTTGAAATTTCAAAGGCTCCATCTTTTTCCCATCAGGGTCGATGCCACTAGCTGCGTCAACAAACGCTTGAACTTGGACATGGTTCCCTTGTCTGATCTCGTCCAAAAGTCTCTCTTGGAAGTTCTCCTCGACGCTATTGCGTAGCTGGGTTTGTGTGACCTGTGCGCCCTGGTTCATTCGTTTAATTCCCCTGAAGTAGGTTTTGTTCATCTCATCAATGACCCCGTTGACCATCGTAGATTGCTTAAATCCAATGTCTGCGATACGTTGTTGGGTTGCCTCTTTTGCGGTTTTCTTCACTTTAACCTTCGCTCCGCTTTCACTTGCTTTATCACGAATGAATTGCATTCCTTCAAGAAGTCCGTGGTTAACTGCCATGCTCTTGTTTCCTAAGTCACGGTCTGCGGGAATATCAAAGCGTCCTTCCGGTGTAGTCTTAAAACGTCCACCAGTATCATGAACCATGACAGGGACGTTGGTAAGCGTGTGTTGTTCCCCTTTTGCGTTCTGATAAGTAAGACTGTCTACAACATACCTCCTACCGTAATATTCAGGGTTTCCCGCCACGGTCACTACCGTTGTATCGGGGTTCTTTCGGAAGTCTTCTAGAGTTCTAACGATGTTTTTACCGTCAGCACCAGGTCTAGCGGCCTTGTAACCACCTTCCATTTTACCAATTTTACTTCCTGGTTTTTGGGGAGAAAAGACACTGATGTTGCCTTGAATTGTTGGTGGTTCCGTTGCGCGGTTAAGGAAGGTGCGCACGTCGGGCGTGACATAAATCGATCCGTGCTGAGACTGTGTCTCGGAAAGCATAGTTCTATTGGGATTAACAATATTAACACCCGCAGCATCGACGATCTCTGAGTTGCCTTCGTCAGCGGTTTGAGGGAGACCTAGGTTAAAGGTGTTTGCATTCTGGTTAACACCAGCGAACACACTCTCGTCCAAAAACTTCTGTCGTTTCTGTTCCAACACCGCATAGGATTTAGTCGCGACCCCATTCAACTGTCGAAGGAGTTTGTTATACATCACCTTCTGGTTTGGGTTGTTAATTACGTCATCAGGTATAAGACTCGCATACTTAAGTCTGAGGTTCTCAATGATGTCTGTTTCATCTTCGATTGGGTTCCCGTTTTCATCTTGAAAGAATTGTTCAACTGCGTCTGGTCGCATGTCTTTAAACTCCTGCTCTTGCGCTGCGAGCCTTGGAAAGATCGTTGTCTCGTATCTAGCATTGAAGAGAGCTTCGTTAATGCCTCGGAGTTTAAAACGATTTAGAACAGTTTCTTTTGCGTCCTGATCACCGTTCAATGCTCGATCCTCTAACTCCTCTGGTGAAAGTTCATCAATCTCCTTTTTACCAGCTTCTTTTTGGATGTTAGCGTATTGACCGTAGATTTGAGGGAACTGTCTCAGTGCGTTAGCAAAGTCGGTCAAAGCGTTCTGCTTTGGTGTAGTCTCTACTTGAACATTGTATTGTCCTCCAGGTTGAGCAGTGGGACGAAGCGATACCTCTCCGATATTAACATCGACCCTCTCTCTTCGACTTTGCGATATAGCTTCCTTAAGTTCTTCTGCTGTCATTGTGAATGTTTAGTCGTTTATTTGTTTTACAGCCAACCCAGCTTTTACTCCCGCCAAGCCCGACTCCAAGAGACTCGCTTGCTTGATTGGTTGGTTTATTCTGAGTTGGTTCATGTGAGATCGCAGTGCGCCTTCCTCCAATGAGAATGCCGACTGTTGTGTTTGTAAATCCTTTTGGCGATCCTCGGATAAACGGTATCTAGCTTCTTTGGCAGAGAGTTTATCTGTCACCCTGTCAAGAGACATCCCAGCGACCCCTGCTTCGGTTAACGCAACCAGACGCGCTCGTGCTTTAGCCTCCGTGGTTTGGAGTTGAGCAGATTCTTTACGTTGCGATCTTGCAATATTCTCCTGTGCCTCTCGGATTCTTATGGATGTATTAGCTCGTCCTGCTCTGATTTGTTCCGCAGCAGAGGCTCGTTCTTGAGCTTTTTCTTGGGCATTAGCAGCAGCTTGTTGACCAGCATATGATGCCACAGCGGTCGCTATTCCGATAGAGATAGGTTCACACATAAAGGGATGTTATTCGTTGGGGTGGATAATAAATAAGGAGAAATCGTTTTCTTTTGGCTCTTCAACAGTAGCACCACACCATTTCAACCAGCGTAAAGCTAAGGTGTTCTCGGTGTGAACTTCATTGACACAAGGAAGTTGGTAGTAGTTAACAATAAACTTAACCCACGCTTTGCTCGCTTTGGCAAACTCACTACCTGATTCTTTAACTAGGTCATCCGTGCAAAGCAACCAGATGTAATTGGTTTCATTCGGCATCAACGGGCCGACCCCGAAGCAAGCCAAAGGCTTCTTGGTTTTGTTGGAGCAGATAGACCATGTATGGAAATCAGTCTCAAGGCCGGCGCGTATAGCGTCTCTAGGGCGAGTCCCCGAGCTTAACAAACACTCCAGCTTGTCAATCTCCCGCATGTTATCACCTACGTCCTCGATGTCACTTGGGAGTGCAGAACGGATGTAGACGTTTTTATATTCTAGTTGAACGGGTGTGGACGTTGGCTTCGTATTCACAGGACTGGAAGTTGGCGGTAAAGGCACTTGAATTTACAATCTTAATAACAGACTCAGGTGCTGCTGTATAGATGGAAAACCTAAACTTACCTTCTTCGGAAGCTCGTGACCCCAGCGCATCTACGTTGATGTTTAAGGGACTATACGAATAGACTCTCTTGTCACGGGCGCGTGGTGTTACCTCAAGCTGGAACGCTGAAGCATCCGAAAAGAACAACGTGCCATTCCTAAGGATCAACCGAGCGAGGCCCGAGGATGTCGGAGGGTTCCCTTGCTTGAACACAGGCTCACTCAAGGTGCATTCCATGTTGTATTTAAGACCAGAGAAGCAGGTCTTGTAGAAGCCCTGGATGGTGGCGGTGTTGTTGTTAATTGAAACAATGTTCAGTTTCCTTCCATCCAAGTCATACACCTCAACTACATCTCCACTCTCTGGGACAAACCCGAGGTCAATGGTGATGTCCACTGCGTCAGTAACAACACTCTGCGTGAAGGTGTGCTTCTTGAGAAGATCAAGGTGAATCGTAAAGCCTCCTGTGGTGTCATCCTCCAAGCGTAGCTCTTCAAACTTAACCTCAGAGATCACTGACTGTCCGGCCTTGTCGCACACACAGAACAACGAACTCTTCATGAAGTGCATCCCAATGACATCGAATGACATCGTTAGCTTGCCCCATGAACTCAGGACTTTCTCTCGTCCATTAAAAAAGTATTTATAAAGGTAGATGTCCTTGCCTCCTGTAGCGAACGCCAAGAGTTCTTCTGATGATGTCCCAGCAGCAAATAACACATCCCCTTTAGGGATATACGCAGGGATCTGTGTGGTGATCTCATCGGAGTCATAGACATCCGTGGTGGCGTTAAGGCTATACTCTTGGACTCCAAGGAACTCTCCACGCTCATACGGAAAGTAAACATACGATCCTACTGCAAGCGGGTCTGCGGTGGTGTCCGAGTTGTAGTTCGTGATAGCGTTGAGTGTTACCGTGTCGTTGGTCAACGGGTCGCCCTTCAAGACGAACTGACCACGGTTACCAAACAATAACAAATTCTCTTGGAATGCAATACTGCTACGGAGGTCAGTCACGTTAGCGGTGGCAGATGTTATGTCAATCGGAGCGGTGTCCAGAAGAGTCCTTACGGTGGTCCTAAAGAAGTTGAATAGTTCAGCAGCTTCAGACAGCACGATGATATCCTGGAAGATGAACCCAAAGCGGTTCTTGAAGAAGACCATGTTGTTCATTGTCTTACCGACAAAGGAGGGGAACGGGTTGGTTTCATCGTCACCAGCTTCGCGTCTTCCCCATGAGGTAGTGTTGAGTGTGAAAGTGTTAGGCGCAGTGTTGACTAGCTGTAAAGGAAGGGTGTTAGCGTCAAAGGCGACTTCAAGGTCTGGGCCTACGTCTTCAACCCATCCACCTTCTCCAAATGCTTGTCCATCGTTGCTCTCAAATCTAAGGTAGTAGTCATCCTCGTTAGCATCAGAGTCACCTCGGACTGCCACACGGAGTCCATCAGGTGCGCGAACAGGAAGGTCACTGAGAGCATCCACCTCTTTATGGACGAGTCCTAATCCAGATCCGTTGAGACCGTCGAAGGCTTCCACATAGAAGTCCCTTCCGTCATTGCGTTGGATGATGACTGATCCGTCCTTGAAGGTGCTTGTGTAAGCGTCGGTTATAGCTGCGTTGGTTACTCTATCAGCAGTGGGTGCTATTGCTGTATCAGGAGCAGTGTTGTTAAGAGCTTTGAAAAGTTCCTCCGCGATGTTATTGGAATCAGCAGCTTTCTCAGTCCCGTCATTAGACACATGAGTCACGATAGAGACCTCTTTGTAAGGACCAGACGAGCTAACAGTAGTAGGGTAAGAAGTCGGAATACCACTGGAGTCTTTCCCTCGGGCGATCTCTCTGGTTCTTCCTTTGTAAAGTAATTTAACGGCTGTAATCACACCGCTGTCTTCATTGGTATCGTCTGCTAGTGTTAGCGTTGTGACAATCTCAGGTCGAGACCTCCAAGGAACACCTTCAAAATCTAATGTGGGATTGTCGTTTACGTTGTAACCTGATCCTCCGTTAACCAACGTAATGGACGCAATCCGATATTCAATCCGATACCCGACTCTACTACTTCCGTGTACTTCGTGAATTTCCCAAGTAACACTAAAGGTCGCCCCCGTTCCACCGAAACTCCCCACTTCACGGAACTTAAGACCATACTTCTTACCATAGTCGCCTTGCTTGATGAACACCAATGCGCGTGACTTGTCGAGAGCTTCGGACTTCTCCGTGCCTTTGGCGACAGTCTTGGTGGTGTTAAGGATGAACGTGCTGTCTCCAAGGGTGCGAGCCTTAAGCAGCTTGTGGGAGTCTGAAGCAGGGAAAAGAGTGTCATCCGTTGCTTTCAGTTGGAGGTAATTGTTATTGATGTTATAACCACCAGTAACACCCTCAATCGTTGCCTCCGCTCCTGTGTCCACATTGAAAGCCCTAAGAACACCTTGTCGGTCGCTTTGGCTTCTGTGTTCAATAACAACCACATACCGTTCGGTCGCACTGCGCTCGATGAAGTGAATCATGTCGCCTTTGTTAAAGACGTTCGCATCGGTCAGCTTCTTGATAAGCCGCGCTGGTGGACGCTTGGTGAGTCCCTTGGTGATCGTAGGAAGAGCATTAAGTTGATCCTCGCATTGACCAGGAATCCTGACCCGAGGAGACTGTTGGCTTACTCCTTGAATCAGGTTGGGGACGGATGTGGTGATGTTAGCCATGTTAATGATTACGCAATGTCAGTTCTACGGTTAATCCCGATGCGACTTGCGGTGTCGTAGTTGTCAAAGATGGTGCGGTCTGAGTTGGTTCCTTCGGCTTCTTCCATAGCTGCTTTAGCCATGATCTCATCCCGATAGATAAGTGCTTCAATCTCACGCGAACCAACAAGCCTGTTGGAGAACATACGGGATGCTTTGAGTGTGATGTAACGTCGAGTCTGTTCGGGAAGCTCGGTGAAGTCGAGAAGGAAGGTAACATCTACCTTAATCTCATCAATGGTGAAAGTCGTTGTGTAGTCCTTACGGTTGAACAGTTTGTTTCCTCGTTGGACTACATCGTGTGTGTTGTCTACAGCATCTACTTGAAGGACGTTCTCGGGTAACTCAATCTCGTTGGATGAGTTCGCCTCAAGCGTGTAGTCTTTAGCTGTATTGAAATGCCACCCTTCTTGTTGAACCTCACGAGAGACTTCATCAAGAATGCCTTTAGCTAGCGCCGCTGACGGGGGCAGGGCAGTTGTGTCTGCAATGGAGTTAACAGGAGATTCCGCGATGTATCCCAGCATGGTGTTAACCGCATTAAGTTCAGAAGTCAGGGTAGCCATAGTTGTTGTTATTATAAAAGAAAAAGGAAAGGGAAGGCAACACCCCCATCCCCCGAAGGGGACAGGGATGAAAACCTTGGGGTGGGATTAATCAGCGTCCTTGATTTCAAACGAAGCTTCAGGGCGAAGAACACCGTGGCCCATTGCATACTTAGCAACGAACAGGGTTCCTTGAAGCTCAAGCTTGTAATCACTCTCGGTCGCAAGGTCAAGAAGCTTGACAGTTCCGACAGCAGACGGGTGTCCACCAATGATGAAGGTCTTGGAGAGGTCACCGTTGTATCCGGTTCCGCTGCCTCCGAAGACATCGTTGTTAGAGGTATCGTCATCTTGGTCCTGTGAAGCCTCAGCGACAGCAACGTCAGCAAGGTGGTTGGACTTGAAGATGCGAAGACCAGCAACCATTGGAAGCGATCCAGTAGCAACGTCACCACGACCACCGAAGTCACGGTTGATTACCTCTTCGCCAGACTGGAGAAGTTTGTAGTAATCACCAGGCTTCAAGATAGCGTAACGCTGTCCATCGTTCGGGATGTCGTTCTCATCCAACTTCTGAGCAGCCTCAAAGAGCTTCTCTTGGATGACAGCAGCACTGAAGTCAGCAGCCTCACCTCCGTCGATAGCGATGCCAGCTTTACCGCCACTGATAGTGGTAGCAGAACGAGCAGCAGCAACGAGAGTCTTCATGGTCGCAACATCGAAACGCTTGGCAAGAGCCTTACCGAGTTCCTTAGCGTAAATGCTACGGACATCGTAATGGTTCTTAAGCTCATCAATGTTAGAGATGAAGGTGGAAGCAAGGAGAACATCATCAATCGTGATGACCTTCTCAGCGTGCTTAACAGAACTGAGGTAGCTGTTTCCAGCGTCAGCAATGTTTTCTCCAGCCGTGTGGTATTTAGCAGTCGCAATTCCAGTTACAGGGAACTGAGCAGACTTTCCGTTAGAGATGGTGCGGATCGTGTGAAGACCCTTCATAACATTCATCTCTTCAAAGGTGGTCAGGATTTCTCCTGAGAACACCTTCAAGAACAACGCATCGACATCGCCGGACGCGTTGATTTGTCCCAAGCGGGACGCAGTAGTATTTCCGTTAGCCATAATATATGGTTTCTATTTTTGTTTTTGGTTTGGGGTGTCCTCAATCAAATTTATCCAGTGGTCGGGTTCAGAGTTATTGATTGTCCACCTCGGTGGGTCTCATCTTCGGCCTCGTTACGGAGTCTATCGTTATGATGACGGTTGTTGTTTTAACACCACCAAGCTAGTAATGCAGCTTGTAACAATGGTGAAAGTTGTATCTTCAAAGTCATCTATGTGGGTTTGCCACGAAGCGACTGTGATGTAATGATCGCCTTGGTCGATAACACAACCATAGACGGTGCATGAAATTGGACCATCTTCGCTGTCTTGCGCGTGGTCTAAAAAATCTATTTGAACGATGTCACCAATTACGACTTCTTCCGTTTCACACGGGCAGTCGGGGTGTTGGCAACAAACTGTTTCCCCTTCGCTCCAGCACGCTTCTTCTTCTTCGCAGTCGCAGCACGTTGAGGAATGCTTAGGGATCTCGCTTTCGATAATGGAAGACATCTGTCTGGGTTCTTTTTGTTCTTTGAGGTTCCGCATTCGCCTTTGATCTTTCCATCGGTTCCAATACGGACCCAATTCTGGTTTCTCCACTTAGCTAGCTCACCCACGGTTCTTCTTCTTTTTAATTGTTAACTTCGACTTCTTCTTCTTGCCTTTCCCGTAGTTGGGGTCTTTGCAATACTTGGATGCCGCCATGTTAGCGTAAGCACTCGGATACTTGTCGAAGGTGCGTTTAGCCCAAGCGATTCCTTTGGGGCATATCTTGGCCATTGTGTGATTCAGAACTTGAATTAAATAACAACACTACTTTCAACCACCCTTGGTCTTCTTAAGCTTCAAGCCAGAGCGTTTGGCTGCCTTCTTTGCGGCTTGCTTTCCTTCGGCGGTATACGGGTATTTCTTCTTTCCTACTTTGGGCATTTTGGGTGTTGTTGTTATTGTTGTTAATTATAAAAAGTCTCGGCATCGCTCATTTTAGTAATTCAGGTTAAACCCTTTTCGTCCGCTAATACGTAGAGGTACTGGATCAGTGGGTTTCGTTGAAGCTGGCGCGTTTACAGGTCGTTTAGGCGATGACTTATTTTTATTATTCTTAACTACCTGACCGATGGCGGTATTATTGAAATTCTTTGTAACAAGACGTTTTACTTTTTTACTTTCGGCCATTTGTCCTCCAAGAAGACCGAACCGAGATTGATTGCTAGACATACACATAATTTTTATTTATTATTAATTAACATTTCCACCTTCTGAGTGCTAGGGCTTTCCTGGTGGAACGACCTTTAGAATCCTTCATCGGTCCTTTAACACCTGACATACGCGCACAAAAAGACCGCTTCCGTGGGCCTCCCTTTGGTTGCGGTCTCTTAAGATTACTACCTGTCTTTTGGTTGTAGTATTTTCTCCCTTTCTCAGTCAGTCCGCCTTTTTCGGACTTGTGTTCTTTTCTAAGGGACAATCCTTTTCGTTTACTGGGCATCGTTCTCTAGGTCGTTGATGTAGTGAAGTATCTCCCCCAATGTTCTTTTCTCTTCGAGACTGAACTGATGTTGATCCAGCTTCTCGAAAAACTCGGGGAGCCTTGTCGGACGAAGAGTCGGAGCGCATCCAGTCATCAATAACATCACGCATGTCGCTATGCCTGCGACGATATAACTCTTCTTCATAGCTGTCTAAAAGACCGCGAAGTGCCTCTGCTACTTTGGGGAATGAGATAAGTAGTTTTATGAGTAGTAGAGACAGCTTCACGGCTATAAGTGTTAGTCCTTCGCTCGCCCGATGTTCAACGCGAGCCAGTCCACGATGCGATAAGCCTTGCCAACCCAAGTGTCATCTTGGGGTGTAGGTGTTAATGCAGCGATAGCACTAGCGGCTGTTACAATGGCGGTAGCGATCCCGATGAGTTCTGTAGAGTTCTCCAGGATGTAGTTAATGATGTTAGACATATTGTTGTGGGGGTTAAGGGGTTACGGCAATGCGAGCTTCAACACTTCTACGGTAGCCTTCGTCGTTGTCATAACGAGGGTCAGCCATAGATTGAGTCATCTCGTAGCTAGATCCAAAGGGAACCGCAAGAGCGTTACCAGCAGTGCCTCCTTGGACAAGAGCTACAGGATCTCCTCCGTCAGCTACATAGCGAGCATAGAGACCTCGGATAGCCATCGCAGCGGCATCACGATCTCCACTCTCTACGGTGTTGTTGTAGACCTGTTGTTCTTGGTCAGTAAGAGCGGTGGATGCCCAATCGGACATAGCGTCATAATTATCTGGTCCACCAATCTCCGCTTGAAGAGACTCTTGTTGTTGGGTTTGAAGTGCCTCGAAACCTTGGACATAGGTGTCAACAACATCCCTGCTTAAGCCAGCTTCTTCAAGACTCTGGTAGGCTGAGTCGGATAACGTCCCATTCTCGTAGTATTCGTCAGATGCTGCTGTCACGACCTCACCCATTGCGGGTGTCGCTTCAGCTTCCTCCGAGTTGTCTTCGGACTGTTCGTTGTTGTTGTTATCGTGGAAGCGTTGCTCCAGTTGTCCGTAGGCTTCAGCCATAGACTCGGGGCTATCGAACTTCTCGGGGAGCCACTCAGGGCGTTCCGGTGGTGTTTCCGTTGGGGTTTCCTCGGGTTGTTGTGGCGGCTGCTGTTGGGCGCGTTGTTCTTGCGCTTCCTCTTGCATTGCGGCTTGCTGCTCCAAAGAGATGTTCTCCTCGGGAGTTGGGTCGTTGTATGTTACGGATTCCATTACTGTTCAGGTGGTTCAACCTCCGGCATATTACCCGCTAACGACTGATCGTTCAAGGCTTTAATACCAGCGGGGCCGAGCTTCTCACTGAGAGCTTGCATTTGCGCCATCTGTTGCTCCTGTTGCATCTGTTCGGAACTCTTGATGAGTCCGTCAGTCTTGATGCCGAGAGCGGTAGCGCGTCTTTTAAAGTAGTCTTCAACATTAACAAATTGTCCGATAGCCTGTGGGCCAACCACTTGGGCAGCACCAGCAAGGAAGAGATCAAGTTTAGAGAGATCGTTACCACGACCAAGAGCCTCTACACCTGTAACAATCACAGGCTTCACGAGATCTTTAGGAAGCTTAGGAAGCGTCTTCTTCTTTTGCATCACCATCATAATGCGCGTCACCAAGGGCAACTGCATCTCACTGGCAAGGAGGCTATACATACCTCCAAGGGAAGTCTCTAGCTCTTGTGAAAGCATTCGGATCTCCTCAGCGGTAACACGTTCAGCCTGTCGAACCACACCGGATGTAAGCAAGAATGCTCCACCGAGACGGTCTTTGATGGCTTCTACTGTGACTTGAGCCGTGCGGAAGTCGTTGAACTTACCAAGCTGTAAGGTGCTGACATCCGCTGCACTCCCTTGAACAATCGCACCGTTGGGGCTTTCAGCCAGCGTCCGTGCCCTTGTAGTCCCGTTGGGGTTCACAAGGAATAACACCTTGGCTGCTGCGGCTGATCCTTCGACAATCGCTCTGGTCAACGCTTCAAGACTCTGGATGTCACCGAGGTATTCCTCAACGAACCCACGCCCGTAAGCCTCCCCGTCAATCCTCGAAAGACGCAAGGGGATGAACGGATTGCGATCCTTGGGAACCTTACCACCAGCACCAGGAATGTTAACACCATTAACGTCTTGGCGTATGTGCCACGATCCTTTGATCAGGCAGCATGAGGTGTAGAGATCGAGCTTGCTTTCGGCAGTGTCGAGGTTGGGGTCGCCTTGGACAAGAGCCGCTTGGACTTCTTCAGGGAGCGTAGAGAATGCAAGGGTTTCCTTTGTGGCGATCTTAAGGAGGTTCCCCATCGGGTCTCTTTCAACAACAAACCTATCAAGGTGGAACACACGGAGTCCTCCGCTGTCCGGTAGATACAGGAGGGCGTTACCTGTGATGATGAGATGCTTAAGAGCTTCGTGGATTGTTACCCGATAGGCTCCGAGGCTTACCTCATCCATAACCAAACCTTCCAAGGCTTGCAGGGAGGATTCGATCTCACTTAAGAGTTCAGGTGGGGTCTCCTCTTCTGCTAGCTTACGCTGGTCAGCCTGGAGGCGAAAGAAGGGAGCATTAGGGGGAAGTAAAGCTAAGAGCAGCTTCGATGAAAGATTGTTAACACCACGGGAACCAACACCACTGAAGGGAGTATCAAGGCGACTGTGGGGACCGAAGCCTTCCTCGGGCATGACATACGGAAGGGTCAGCTTAGAGCAAGCCCTTGCGCGGTCGAGGTATTGATAACGATCCCCCTCAAGGCGGGTGTATGTTTGTTGGGCGGTTTCGTTCATTCTTCAGTAGGAAGGTCTGGGTTAATTAAAGAGTCAGGGTCAAGTTCCACCCTAGCGTCTAGACCACCCAAGAGAATGACCAGTTGGTCAAACTCAGGAAAGTCTCGGGGTGTCAGACCGTTGCGGAGAGGGGTGTCGAGAACCTCGTCGCCAGCGGGAATAAACATCTCACCAACACTTGCTCCGCTGTAGATTGGTTCCGCTCCTGTAGTCCAGTAATAGTGCTGACCACGAACTAATTGAGCATCGCGAATCCCGTCGATGACGGTGGTGGCTATTTCGGGGGTTGTTATAAATCCAATCATAATGTCAGTCCTGAGCATGTCTCCCAGAGGTTCTTAATAGCAAGAGTGTAAGCTGCGCGGTTCGTCGCATTTAATCCCTCGCTAATTCCAAAAGCGCCTCCTTTAGAATTGGTCGCTTGACCTCCCGCACCTGCACTTGAAGATGAAGAACCGAATGCGATAATGGGGAAATTATTATTATACGTTCCGGTCAAAGATCCTGTAGTTGAATCATCGTGGAAGACCGATCCATCTCGTCTGCTTAAACTTGTATCTCCCCCCTTGCGGTTAGAGAGTAATACTCCGTGTGAACTGTTTATAGGAAGAGTTTCTTCGTTTACTCCTAACCACACTGCTTTGGGCTTGGTGGAACTATTTCCAGTGTTGATTCGTATACTCGTGGAAGTGATTGAACCTGACCCGATTATCGTTTTATTTGCTGCGTTTATTCCTCCGGTCGTCGGTGCTGTATCATCATACGCAAGAGCCATCAGGCATCCGTCTTCAATCGTTAGGTCGTCGAGTAACTTGTATCCAGTGTTGAACCGGTTAGCTGAAGAGGCGGCAGAGGGGTGGGCGTATCCAGTGGTGTGCGTGAACGAACCTTCAAAGGTTCCGCTTGTGCTGCTAACAAGGCATCGAGCGTTTGGCGCGGCTGCTCCCCAGATGGGTAGATAGAAACGCTTCAAGCTGGAATACCAACCTTCATTTTTACCTGTGACGTAGAAGGTGTCAATCGCGGTCTTCTGTGCTGACGAAAGACTAACACCATCTCCTTCAAGTAAACCAATGTATGCTGATGCGTTAGGATCAGGACCACGCTGAGAGAAGCGGGTAGTCAACGATCTCGTCAAAGATTGGGCTACCCCTTGTGTTGGGAAAAGCGTCCCCAGTCGAAGGGAGAGCTTTTCGTCAGTCCGTCTATTCTTCCGCATACCGGTCTACTCTTAAAGGATGATAGGTTTGATAATCACTTGGACATCAAAATTAGGACTACCTGCTGCGTTGCTTACTTTGACACGAATGTTGGAAACAGGACTCGTGAACAAACCACCACCGTTGGCAGTTAATGTCGTGTCTGGTCCTACGTCAACCCAGGTGTCACCGATCTTGTGTTGTAGTGTCACGGAACTACCGGAACTGAAGGAACCCGCTACCAAGAAAGCGTTGGTCTTGCCATTGTGGGGGTTAACAGCGGGTGTTGTAGTAGCGTCAAAAAAGGTATCACTACCTGCTCCTGATCCGAGTATGGTGGTGTCGATGTTGATGTCTGTTGTTACGAGTGCCATAATACAATTTAGTAGTTAGATGTTTGTTTTGAGATTCCTAACCCACCAACGACAGGGCGGCGTTTCACCAAGCTAGCCACACCCTTTGGTTTCCCTTGGGCTTTGGCGGGTTTATCTTTTGGTTTAACCGTCTCGGCTATAGCAGTAGGCGGTGGAGGACTCGCAGGAGGCTCCGGTGGTTCGGGAGTTTTAACAGACATGCACATGGTTTTAGTCTTCTGGGTGGAATGGTTTTAGATGGTTAGCTAGCTGGTCGTCGTGAAGACGTTTTAGAAAGTTAACGAGTTCGCGCTTACCCCCATAAAAGTCAATCTCCCGAAGCGAATCGCTAGGGGAGAAATCCTTACTTGGAACACGTTCGTCCAAGAACTTAATCAAGTCTGTAGAGACAGGCGGTATATAGTCACTCATTGTTAACAGTCCTATTATGGGTCTGTTCATCGAGTTGCCTTTGAAGATGAGCCAAAGCTCGCCATGCCATTGCCGCCCAGTCCCCCTCCAAGGTGTGTCTCAACATGGCATCTAATTCATCCTGAGACTTGCTTTTATCCCACCATATATCCAAGGAATCTGGGTGATGCTGGATGTTACCCTTAACGGATTGCTTGGCGACTTCAACAAGAGCATCTGGGAAATAACACAACAACCCCCGATACAGGGGAATCATCTTGCGCTCCTCGGCGGTTCCTTCAATGTGTATGGTGTTATTCTTCATCCTTGAGTAGCTTTCGGAGTTTTGCGCGTTTCGCTTTGAGCCTTAGAATGGCTTGATCAAGAACGGCTATATCCTCTTTAAGTATCTGTTGGCGGGTTTCTTTTACGGTGTCCATAGTGTTATCTCCTTTGTGTCTTTATCGTAGTAACCGTCCCGAAGGATAAACGCCATGCGTGCATTGAGCAACGCTTCGTCCTCCCCCATTCCGGCTTTCTCATAAGCATTAACAACAGTCTGCCATTCCGCACCCTCTTTATCAAGGAGCTTTTCAGCAGTCTTCAAGCCGATCCGAGGAACACCAAAGTATCCATCGGTGGCATCGCCGGCAAGCGTCTGGACTAGGTGCTGTCTGTCGGCTTCCTCCAAGGTCACGGTGCGTAATTCGTCCTTAAGGAAGTTATACCAGATGCACGGAACTGTCGCGAAGTCTTTGTCTCCACTAACAATAATAGAACCTGGTTCACTGCTTCCAATAATCCCAAGGACATCATCGGCTTCCAAGCGTTGCTCGTGTTGGGTTTCCCATGTGTCACAAGCCCAGTCCCTCAAAGCACCGAGGCCAAGTGGAGTTCTCTTCTCGCGCCTGTGAGCTTTGTAAAGAGGGTTGATCTCGTGACGGAAGGTGTAGCGATCCGAGAAGACCATTGTTACCTTGTCGCCTTCCTCCTCGTCCACCATAAGGATCTCGTTGATGCAGTCAGTGACCATGATGAAACAGTCCTTGAGATCCGAGAAGTCGGAGTGAACAGTGAAGATGTCATCATCCCACTTGATTTCTTTTTCGGCTGAGAACGCTGCCCGATAGAGAAGCATGTCGCCGTCGATGTATATTTTCTTACTCATAATGTTTTGTTTTTTTTTGTTAACGTAACGTCAGCACGTTTCCCCACTGACTTGCCATTGCTTTGGCTATTCCTAGATAAGTTTCACTTCGTATTTTCCAACGCTCCTCACTTGGGGGAAGTCGGTGTATCCTCGCTTCTCTTCCCTCCACGATTTCCGTGGGTGTTAGATCTGGAAGACCTTTTAACCACAAGCAGGTGGATTTGGTTTCTCCGTGCCCATACTGCCAAGGCTGGATGATTTGATCAGGCTTACGCCACAGTGAGGACATCACACACACCGGATTCTCAATAGCAATCATCGGGATGTTAGCGTGTGCAAGACTCATGAAGAAAGAAACTGCTGTCTGTTGTCTCCCGTCTAATTGCTTTTCCTTAAAGTGACGCGCACCGGATACACTGAGATGAGTGCAAGGAGGATGAGCGATCATTAAGTCCCACGGGTAATCAAGAACATCTCGCACATCACCCTCATAGTGGTGTCCTGGTTTTTCAGTTGGAAGAAGATCACACGACATAGCTTCATGTCCTAACTCGGTGAACGCATCTCTTACCGTTCCACTGTATTCGCAAGCTATTAAGACTTTCATCAACCTAGTGTGTTTCAGCCCAATTAGATCCTACCTTGTATTCACCGTCAAGACGGCATTTGAATTTCAACTCCTCGCCGGCCTTGGTGAGTGAATCACAGAACAACTTACCGAGTTCATCAGCGTGTTCCGGTAGACAGGAGAACTGAACCTCGTCGTGGATGTTACCGTGAAGTTCGTAAGGTAGCTTTGCGTCACGCGCAAAAACAACCAACCCCTTCTTCATGACAACTGCTCCACTTGACTGTAACAAAAGATTCAATGCGGAGTGTGCAGAGCGACAGTGCAGCTTGCGACCATCCAAACCGCCTAACCATGTCTTCCCTTTGAGGGCTTGCTCGATGCTTTTCAACAGGCGAGCCACGGCTGGGGTCTTACGCTTGAAGGCTTCCTTGATTCGTTTTCCTTCGCGTCTTCCTCCACCAACAATGTTTCCAACCAACTCATCGCCTCCTCCGTAAAGGAACGCATAGATGAATCGCTTAGCCTCGTCCCTTGTGGGTAACCCCGCAGCTTGTTGGTTAGCAGTGTGGATGTCACCTTCCAGGATTGTCCTTCCGTATGATCCGTTGTCGTAAGGGTGAAGGTAGTGGGCAAGACATCGTAGCTCCAAGCCACTGGCATCAGCACCAACCAACACCTTACCTTCGGGAACCGTGAAGCACGATCTACATTCCGTTCCGTATGTCGCACGAACTGCTGGCACTTGGGCAACATTAGGACGGGTGTGAGTGCATCTACCGGAGACTGCACCGTTGGTGTTAACCTCACCGTGTATGCGTCCATCCTTTACCATCTTTAACCAAGCGTTACGACCCTCGGCAACTTGCCCCAAGCGTTTGGTGATTAACAAATACTCCAACAACATATCCGCTTCCGGTGTCTCAACGCCACGCAGAACTGCTTCGTCAATCTTCGGTCGCTTCCCTTCGTAGGCGTTAGGCTTCCACCCCATGTTCATCAAGCGTTCAGCTATCTGGTCGCGGCTGTTAGGGTTGAATGGAACGGTCTTGGTTTTGTTGCCAGTCTTAACTGCTTTATCCGCTAACACCTGTTTCAATCCCGCTTCCTTTAGGACGAGCTTCAAGCCTCCCTTGGTGGCAGCGTGGTAGGTTTTCCCATCAACATCAACACTCCATCCCTTCGGTGTCTTCATCTCCTCGGTGGTCGCAGGGAACATATCTTGGAGTTCATCACGCATCTCTGCACGGCGCGCCATGAGCGTCTCAGTGAGCGCATTGGCGGCATCCATATCAAAGGGCCAACCATTCATCTCTTGCACGGTCATCAACTCCGCAAAGTCATGCTCCAGGTGTAACATCTCGGACGAGGGTTTCTGATCCATGAAGTGTTTGAAGAGGGAGGCAGTCACACGAACGTCTTGCTCGCAGTAGTCCTCCATCTCTTGGCTCCATTGTGTCCAGTCCTCGGACTCCCCGTGGTCTGACTTCTGGTTACCTAAGCGAAGCCCCCATGCCTTGAGACTGTGGCGACCTCTAAGGTTCTTCGGGAACTCCTCCCCCATCGTCTTAACATCCTTTTCATAGAGGTCAGTAGCGATGACAGCAGACATGACCTTGGTGTCCACCACCTTGGCCTTGATCTCGTAGCCCAGCTTACGGAGTGCCGGCGCATCAAAGTTAATACTGTTGTGACCACAGATGTTGTGCGCTGAGTTAAGATAATCCACACCCTCTTGAAGATCCCCTTTGTGGGAGTTGAAGGATCGCATTGAGTTGGTCTCAGCGTTAAACACACTGATGCAGTGGAGGGTTGTTAATCCACCGAGGGTTGGCCAATGGTCAATGGCGTTGGTCTCGATGTCGAAGAATAGCATTTTAGTTTTCATAATTATTAGAGAGCTTCAAAGTTACACTCAGCCATGCGACCAGTGATTGGGTTAAATGATAGGTTGTCGCACACTCCGGTCTCACCGCTGAAGCGGTTCTTGAGAACGCGGATTGCTGTAAGGTGCTTATGCTCAGTGTCTTGCTGGTTACGCTCCAAGCCCACCACCATGTCTGATAGCTGGGCAATCGCTGCTGATCCTCGGAGGTGTGCAAGGCTGGTGCTGGTTCCCTCTTCATGTCCTCGTCCATCCGAGGGACGCTTAAGGTGGCTCACCAGGATTAACGCAATGCCACACTCCTCAACTAACGCACGGAGCTTGGTCATAAGGTTATCAATCATGCGGCGTTCGTCGCCATCTTGCATACCACTAACAACAATGCTGACATGATCAAGAACGACATACTCAACATCCATCGCCTTCGCCATGTGCATGACATGTGACAACAGACGGTCGGCATCGAGGCTTCCCCAATGGTCATATAACCACATCCTTCCAGAGCCTACAGTGTTGGTGTAAGCCTCATCAAACTCAAGGTCTTCATAGATTGACTCAGGGTCGAGGTGTAGTTGTTTGCCCATCTCCAATCCAACGATACCCAACGCAGTGCGCTCAATGGATTCCTCAAGGGCGATGTATCCCACGGACTTATCAGTGGTGGTGAGGATGTGATGACAGATGATACGACAGATCTGTGACTTCCCTTGTCCACTACCCGCACAAAAGGTAACAATCTCTCCCTTGCGTATTCCTCGGGTCATGTTGTTAAGACCATCGAATGGGTAAGGAATGCTTTCGGTGTGCTTCGGGTTAACCAATCTTTCATGGATGTCAGAACCAGAAATAATTGCATCAGGTCTCCATGGGTTAGCTTGGAAGATCGCATGGATAACATCCTTGGATCTCTTGTTGGCCAAGCATTCGTTGGCATCCTTTAACGGCAGACGGGCGACCTTGGCTTTCCCTGCTGGAAGAATACCAACAACATCCTCCACTGCTTTACGACCTGGTTCATCCTCGTCGAACATCAGGATAACCTCATCCCACTTCTCAAGCCATCTCAAGTTTTTCTTAAAGACATTAGCGGCTGATTGCGATCCAGTCGGAAGGGAGACCACGGCATATTTGTTTTCCTGTATCTGGCTAACACTCAAGGCATCAACCTCGCCTTCAGTAACAACTAACTTCCGTCCCCCCATCGGGTGCAGGTGTTGTCCATAGAATCGATCAGCAATCTTACCGAGGATCATGAACTGCTTGCCTTCAAAGCGTAGCTTCTGTCCTACCAGTTTGCGGTCATCGTTATAGTAGTCAGCAATGTGACAACACCGTCCTTTGTATTCACCAATGTGGTAACGCATGTGGCGACAGGTGTCGTGGGTTATGTGACGGGCGGGTATGTCGGAGTAACGTCCATTAAGGAACGTATCATCCGTAGAGTGTAATGGTTTGTTTATTTTCATTTCAATTTTTGTGTCTTCAGATGGTCGCTTGTAGGAGCCACATGAGTGGCAGTAAGTCGAATCATCTTCGTTGATGCACAAGGCATCGCTTGAGCCGCACTCATCGCACGGCAAATGTGTTTGTTTATACATGGTGGTGGTTACCTAGTCGAACCAAGAACGAGGAATGCTATTCTCACACCAAAGGAATCCGTGCTTGTCACACCAATCTCCATAGGTGGTCTTGCTCCGTTTGGTCAGGGTGTTAGAAGCTCGCATGAAGACGAACCTTATGTCCATCTCTGGGTGCTGCTTCTTGACCAACAGATGCTTGGCACGGTCGCTCGCAAGGAACCGGCCCTTGGCCTCCAGCATAACACCATTCTCAAGAACGAAGTCAGGAGTGTAGTGGTGCTGCTTGAGGTAGCCGATACGTTCGGTCTCGTAGCCGAAGCTGACCCCCGCACGTTCTAGTGCAAGGGCCAACCTCTTTTCAAATTTAGAACGGAACCTTGGCATCGGAACCGTTGTCATCGGTGAGCGCATCACCGAGGTCTTCGCTTACAAATCCTCCATCCTCTGAACCAAACCCAAAGGCTTCGCCGCCACCAGGATTGTATTCAACAAGCTCAATGAGTTGAGCAGCACGGAGTCTAAGAGTGTATCCAACGCCAAGCATCGGGCTGTTCCAAGAGTGTGGCTCAACGGACAGACGGAGCTTTGACCCGCTGCCAATGTTAGGAGGATCGTTAAGCTTCTTACCGGTGCTGTCAAAGAGAGCGACCGAGAAGTTCAGAACACCCTTATTGGTTTCACGACGAGCTACTTGCTTGGCATACAACTCGTAGTCACCGTCATCATTCTGCTTAAGTGGTGGGCTATCATGACGCTTGAGCTTCTTACCATCAGCCTCTTTACAGTGGCGTTCGTATTCGGCATCAAGCCAAGGCCCGACCTGAGCGTGAACGGAATTGTAGTCCTCTTCACTAAGGATCAAGCGACAACTGAAAACCCCATTGTCATCGAACTTGGTGTCAGGCTCAATGAGTTTAGGGTAAACGCTTTTACCTACTGGGGTGGTTAGTTTTAGATTTTGGTTTTTCATCTTTTTTGTGGTTTCTTTTTTGTGGTTCTCTCAGCTTTAATTGTTAGCTGAAAAAGTATTTGGAGTCCCGAAGGGTGTTAACATCAAAGTTTCCGTAGTCCGGTAAGGGAGGTAGAGGCTCGACACTATTGTTTTGCCATTGTTCGGCTAGGCTTGCAAGAATATCTTTCGAGAACATGTCGGCAAAGGAGTCGCGTATCGAAGAGGCTAATACATCGCAGTTATTACTGTGAGTGGCGAAGCTGTCGTGAATCATCGCGAAGTCATAAACACCACGGCGATGTGCTTCGTTAGTAGTTAACACCAAACCAGCAGCGTCAAGACTATGAACTACATTAGGAGCTACCCCGTTGCGCTGCTTGCGTGTGTCGAGTTCGTCGGTGCTGTCTTTGAATCTAACAGCAGTGAGTGATCCGTGTAACCAAGTGGCAACCTTACGACTGACTTGCTTGCGGTAGTCTTGGCTCACTCGGAACCCACTCGGTGTTGTCCATGTGAGTGCCTCGTCCTGTTCCGCTAACATATGGGCAACCTCCTGGAACCAATCCATGACCAGCTTCGGGCGAGTAAGGAGCGTCTCAATGCTTTCCCACAGGAGATCCCCAAGATACTTAATGGCTGGGTAAACGTGCCGGCGACCAAAGACACACTCGATGCCACGTTGCCGGCGGGTCTCATCATACCATGAAGCTACGTAATCCCTGTTGGAGTAGGGAGTTAAACCATAAGAATAACACATGACCGGGCGCTTCGCCATGACCCGGCCTATACCGAAGTCCACCCAAAGGCGAGCGTAGTCACGACCCTCGGCTGCATGACCACGAAGGACTCCCAAGGTGTGATCCGAGACCATCCGGTAGATGTCTTCGGGGACATCAGTAGGACTTACGTTGGTGGCGTGACATCCATGTTCATCCCTGCTCAACAACGATAACAACTGTAACCCAGAGTTCGTCGCGTCCATCGCACACGGAAGGTATGTCTGAAAGTTCTTGGAGGTTTTGGTGTGGAGGTCAGCCCATTCAAAGCACCACGCCAACGCTTGCCAAGGCTCGTCTGCCTCTGCCCATTCCCTGTTTCCCCTCGGGTCGTTAGCAATCCGTATGGCATCACGGGTGAATCCCTCGGCCCACGCAAGGCGATCATCGAAGGCGATCTTGTCGTTGCCAAAACAGTTGGCTCCGTGGATTCCTAACCACTTCTTGTCCTCATCACTCTTGATGGGAAGACCCCTGTGAAATTGTAACAATCCCCT